AACCGATAGAAAAATGTTTCGTGATAATTTATCTGAACATAATCTTGAGATTCCAAACCTCCATGGTAAATATATGCAATTATATAATACCGAAAGAATTGTTAGAAAAAATCTACATCTAAAAAAGAAAAGATTGTATCTAACTCTTAGAAAATATTTTATGGGAACATTAGATAAACACTCTCTCGAAGAAAGAGGGTGGATGCCTTTCGGACTCAAAGTTCTAAAAGCTGATTTAGATTTCCATATCGAGGGTCATGAAGATTGGCACAAGATTGAAATTCAATTAGAGTTAAGTGAAATTAAAATAAATTTCTTAGAGCAAATATTAAGATTGATAATGAACAGAGGATTCCAAATCAAGAACGAAATTGAGTTAGTGAAATGGGAATCTGGTATGATTTAAATGGAAAGTATCACCATATATAAAATAGACGAAATATACATGAAGATTGTGGGAGAAAGAAGTGTTCTCCAAGATATTTCAGAAGAATTTACTTTTTTTGCTGATAATTACAAATTCATGAAGAAATATAAAAGTGGGATTTGGGACGGTAAAATCCGACTTCTAAACCCTCTAAACGGAAGATTATATGTGGGGTTACTTCATCGTTTATTTAAGGTTTGTAAAGAATTAGACTATAAAGTAAAATTCAATAATATTAGTGACTTTTCATTAAATCAATTGTCCATTGAGGATGTCAAAGATTTTATTCAAAACATTAATTTACCTTTCTCTCCAAGAGAGTATCAAGTTAATTCATTATATGATTGTATTCAAAAGAAACGTTTAGTTGTTCTTAGTCCTACAGGTAGTGGTAAATCTTTAATTATTTATATGTTCATTCGATGGTTCCTTTCACAGCATCCAGATGAAAAAATGATGCTAATTGTTCCAAATGTAAGTTTAGTACATCAAATATACAATGATTTCGAGGATTATTCAAGCGATAATTTATGGAATGTAGAAAAATTTTGTCAAAAGATATATTCTGGTCAAGATAAACTAGTAGAGAAGAATGTGGCCATAACCACTTGGCAGTCGATATATCGTCTCCCTTCTTCTTATTTCAACGGATACAGGGGTGTTATAGTCGATGAAGCGCACCAAGCAAAAGCATCATCTTTAACTAATATATTGGGTAAGATGCGAGATGCTGAGTATCGAATTGGAACAACAGGAACTCTTGATGATATTAATGTCCATCAATTAACTCTTGAAGGTCTTTTTGGAGTTGTTAGAAATCATGTCACTACTAAAAAACTAATTGATGATAATTATCTATCTGATTTTAAAATAAAATTTATAACACTGAAATACCCAGAAGATGAATGTAAAGAAGTTTGTAAGATGGATTATGTCAGTGAGATTGATTTTATTTTGGATCATCCTAAAAGAAATAAATTTTTAAAGAATTTATGCGGTCATTTGAAAGGAAATACACTTATTCTGTATACTTATGTTGAAAAACACGGAGATCTTTTATCTGAGATATTGGAAGAACTTCCAGATAAAGAGGTTTTTTATATTCACGGTAAAATTGATGCTAAAATAAGAGAAAAGGTCAGGAAAAAGGTGGAAGACATGGATAATGCTTTGATACTAGCTTCATATGGAACATTTTCCACAGGTATTAATATAAAGAATTTACATAATGTCATTTTTGCATCCCCTACAAAATCAAAAATACGATCTTTGCAATCAATCGGTAGAGGGCTAAGATTAGGTGATGACAAAGAGTCTTGCACACTTTATGATCTTTGTGATGACTTTTCAATCAAAAAGAAAACCAATTATATGATTAAGCACGGAACCGAAAGAATGAAAATTTATATCAAGGAAGATTTTGAGATAGAATCCATCACAGTCAGTTTCACTGAGAACTAAAACTAAAGTTTTTATTATAGTATATTATTATAGTATATTATTATATTATATTATTAATATATAAAAAAATACTTGAATATAACTCTATATTATGTTATAATATATCTAAGGGAGAAAATAATATGAATAAAAAAACCACTAATGTGACTAAAAAGAAGTCTACTAAAAAACACTATGTTAATAATAGTGATTTGTATGAATGTATGAAGACTTATCTGGACCAATGCAAAGAGTGTGATCTCCAAGAAAAAGAAAGACCGAAAGTTCCCGAGTACATCGGTGAGTGTCTATTTAAGATTGCTGAGAAGTTGGCAACTAAACCAAATTTTATGAATTACACTTATAAGGAAGATATGATTTTAGATGGTGTTGAGAACTGTCTAAAGTATATCACCAATTTCAACCCAGAAAAAAGTAAAAACCCTTTTAGTTATTTTACTTCAGTTATATATTATGCGTTTCTACGTAGAATTGAAAAAGAAAAGAAGTATACTTATATTAAACTTAAAGCAATGGAAAATGAACTGTATAAACACAACTCAATTGGAAATCTAAACTCATTTGACTCTTCCAACTTTTCTGTTGATGGAAGCACCATGTATGATAATTTCTTCGAGTTTATAGCAGAGTATGAAAAAAAGAAAGATCAGAAAAACGAAAAGAAGAAAAAATCTAAAACCAAGAAAAATTCTACAAAGATTAACCTTGTCCCATTTTTCAAAGATGAAAATGATTTTTAAAACTATTGACAATTGATTCAAAAAATGTTATTATAGTTGTATAAGTTAAAACTTGGGAGAAATAGTGCAAAATATTAGAGAGTTTGAAGGTCTTTTCTATAGATTGAATGATATAGATGTTAATGGGAGACCTTATGAGGATGCCCAACCAGTCAATTTTCTTAAAAAAGAAACTGAAGAGCAGAGAAAAGAAAGAATTCAAAAAGCGCAGATGGCAGACGATGTTCACAGGGATAAATCTTGTGATACTAAATCCTGCGGAAGTTGCTCTTGTAGAAATTTCAAAGCTCTTTTTGCTACAAACACTGATGAAGGTGTCAAGTATGACACATACGGTTTTAATATAAAGGATTTATTATAATGAAATTGGCTCTAATCACTGACACACACTTCGGTGGTAGAAATGATAGTCAAATATTTACTGATTATTTCTTCAAGTTCTGGGAGGAAGAGTTTTTTCCAACAGTCCTAAAGCAGAAAATTAAAAAAGTGATTCATCTTGGTGATATCTTTGATAGAAGAAAATTTGCTAATATCAAAACACTGAACTCTTTTAGGGAAAGATTTATTGAATGGTTTGAGAGGAACGGAGTAGAACTTCATATAATTGTGGGAAATCATGATGTCTACTACAAAGATACAAACCTCGTAAACTCTCCAAAAGAGATATTTGGTGATAGGTATAAGAAAGTTAAAATCTATGAAGAACCTGAGATAGTCAAATTCGGTAAAAGAAAGATTCTATTTCTCCCTTGGATTAATAGAGAGAACGGTGAGAAGTCTGCTGAACTAATCTCCTCTAACGAAGCTTCAGTTGTTATGGGTCATCTCGAACTTAACGGTTTTAAGATGTATAAGAATTCGTTTTGCTATCATGGAATGAATCATACAGTCTTTAATAATTATGACCTTGTAATGACCGGTCACTACCATCACAAGTCAACAGTAGGAAATATTACCTATTTGGGAAGCACCTATGAAATTACTTGGTCAGATTATAATGACCCAAGAGGTTTTCATATTTTTGATACAAATACTTTAGAGTTAGAGTATCACCAAAATCCTCATAGGATATTTCATAAGATTGTTTACGATGATACAAATTATGAAACAGTTTCAGATATGAATGTTGATTTTGAATATTGTAAAAATTGTTATGTTAAAGTTTTGGTAGAATCTAAAAATAATGCATACCTCTTTGATAAATTTATAGACTCAATTCAACTACATCAACCATACGACCTTTCCATAGTTGAAGATACAAATTTATCGGATGAGGAAAATGAAATGGTCAATGAGGCGGAAGATACTGTTACAATATTAAACAAGTATGTTGACGGATTAGACATCGATGTAAATCTAGATAATTTGAAAAAAGTTTTACAATCTCTCCATAGAGAAGCAATAGATTTACAATAGGGAAAGTATGTTAATTTTTGAAAAAGTTAGATATAAAAATTTCCTATCAACTGGAAATTATTTCAATGAAATCAATTTGAATGAGAGTTCTGCAACACTAGTAGTAGGTAAAAATGGTGGCGGTAAATCTACATTTTTAGATGCTATATGTTTCGGTCTATTCGGAAAAGCGTTTCGCAATATCAATAAGAATCAATTGATAAATTCTATAAATGAGAAAGGAACAGTGGTTGAAGTTGAATTCTCTATCAACAGTAAGAATTATATGGTTAGAAGAGGAATCAAACCTAATATTTTTGAAATATATGTTGACGGTGAATTTATGAATCAATCTGCCGATGCAAGAGATTTTCAGAAAAAGTTAGAAAGAACTATTTTGAAAATGAATATCAAATCTTTTACTCAAATAGTTATATTAGGTTCTTCAAGTTTTACTCCATTTATGAAACTCTCCACACAAAATAGGAGAGATGTTATAGAGGATATATTGGATATTGATATATTCAGTATTATGAACACTCTATTGAAAGAGAGATATTCTGAGTTGAAAGATGAACTCGCAAATAATAACTACGAGATTAAGAACATTGAAAATTCTATAGAACTTAAATCTGAATATTTGGATAAGATGTTAGGGTCTAAGAATAGAAAAATTGATTCTCTAATGATTGAAAATAAAGAATCAAGGAAAAAGATTGACAGTATTAATAAAAAGATTCATTCCAAAAACGAGGAAATAACTTCTATAAAGTTAGAGAATATGGAAAAAATTCTTTCTAATTTGAGAGAAAAACAAGACATCTTTTCCAAAATGAAAACTCAAAAAAGTAGATTGGAAAGAGAGAGTGATTTTTTCGAAAAGAATGACCATTGCAATACCTGCCATCAAGACATTGATAAATCTGTTTCTGATGGTATTATAGAAAAAAATACAGGGAAGATTGCTAAAATTGACGAAGCTTTTGTCACAATAGAAAAGATGATAACTGAGCAAGAAAGTTTGATTCAAGTTGAAAATGATAAGAGTGGGAAAATTAATGATATTCAAGGTGAAATTTCCAC